ATTCACGAAGTTTACCTTGTAGATTAGTTTTGTAAATCTCACGAATTACATTGCTAATCAATTGAGGCTTTTGTTGGTACAAAGCGTGGAAATGGTTGTCAGTGACTAAACCATTGTAATCCTTCGCTTCATACTTTTGTAATGGAAGTAATTGTGCCATTTTTTGATTTGTATTATTTGTTTAACGAATATATTTATTTACTTTTTCATTGACCTTTCTAACATATCTAATATGTTTCCAGTCTTTTCAGAAGTTTCTACAGAAGTATTTCTACCTACGCTTCTATCTTCTGATGCAATGATTTTATCTAAATCATTGATTGCTTTTGTTTTTGCTACTTGTTTTAATTTAGCTACATCAGGTTTAAATTTACCTTCTTTATCTAAATTAAATAGTCCTAGAGTATCGTAATAGTTTATAAGCATTTCGAACTCTGCAGGATTTCTAGTTTGTTTATACATTAAGCTATTATATTCTTTTCCTGTTTTTTTATCTGTATAAACAGGATTTAAAATGTTTTGCTTAATCTTATCTTTACTAATCTTATTAAGACTTATGCCTTCTACAAAAGAATCTCTAGAATCAATATTTTTAATTAGTGATTCAAATGCTTTACTTTGCTGATCTATTTGCTGCTTAGTTCTAGCTGCTTTATATTCTTTAGCTTGAGTAACTACAGCATTTGCTTGTCCTTTTAATTCAGGAACTGCTTTAAGAGCTTTATCTGCAAGATTACCTACTTTTATAGCATCTTCTAAAGATTCTATTGCCTGTTCTTCAGAAAAATTCTTAGACATTAGTAAATCATAATAAATTTCTTTTTGAAGATTTTCATCTGATTTAATATTTTCTTCAGATACACTGTCAAAGAATTCTAATCGTTGAGCCATTACAATAGCCTGATCAGTTTCATCAAATGCATCTTCAATTTCTAAAAATCTTTTTTTAGCAGCGGGCATATTATCTTTCCACTTTTGTTCAGCATGTTTAAAATTAGTCTGAACCGTTTTATTCATTAGTTCTTTAATAGTATCTAATGACCCTTCTAATTCGCCTAACTTATCAGCTTCTACAGCAGTAATAATATCTGACTCTACTAATTCTTTAATTAGTCCTTTATAAATTGCTTCACTCTTCTCGTTTGAAGTAGCGGTTGTAGATTCTGTAGAATTCTTAGTATTCTCGTAAGATCCTTCTCCTTCTTCAGATACTACAGGTTTAAACATTCCTTCTGAATCATCTTCAGATTTTGTGTTTGTTTCTTCTCCTTCAGAATTTTCGTCAGACTCCACGACTGCGTTTAATTCTTCTGGGGACATTATTTGAAGTCCTTCAAATAAATTTTCTTTTTCTTCACTCATTTGTTTGCTGTCTTTATTTGGTTACAATATTAAAATTATTTTTATAAATAAACCTAAATCTATTTATAAGTATATGCTATAATCCTATAGCTTTATTTTTTTTTGATAGCTGCAGTTCTTTCTTTTTCAAGACCCATTTTTTCTATTGCTATTTGTTCTTTAGCTTGATTTGATCGTATTTGCTCGTCTAATTTAGCTTGTTCTAATTCTGATCTTTGATCATTTCTTTTTTCTTCTATTTCTGTTCTCCTAAGATCTAATTCATCAGCAATGCCGTTACTATCTGAATCCATTAACCCTGATTCAGTACGATAGTTATTATTCATTTCTTTCATTGCTGCTATTTCTAAGCTAGCTTGAATTTTTTCTCTATCTACAGCTATTTGATCATCATGCTTTTTAAGATCGATTTGTTTAGCTTCTTGATCAGCTTTCATTTGTGCTTCTTGCATTTGTTGAGCTTGTTGCATTTGTTGCTCTTGCATCTTATTATTTTCTTCTTTAATTTTTTGTGCAGAAGTTTCAAGTTTTTTAGCAATGTCTTGTACAGAGTCTGATTGTGATATAGCTACTAAATCTGAAATAGTTGCTTGACCATTTTGTATAGCTGCTTGTGAGAGCGCTTTAATATCATTGTACAATTGCGTATCACTAGTAGAATTAGAAAGATGAAGATCATATTCTGTAGAGGCAAACTCATCAAAGTGAGTAATAAACTGTTGACTAAGATCATCAAGTAAGAATTGGCCTTTTTGAGGGTTTGCTTTGTATGCATATTTACAACATTCTAAAAATTTAGTTAATGCTCTTTTTCTAAAATTTTGATCTATAGCGAACCATTTTTCTGTGATGTGAGATGTTTGCGCAACTTCTCTTTCTACATTACCTACTGCTTCTCTATTTTGTATTTGTCCTTCTCTTGCACCAGATACACCAGCTAATTTGCCCAATGTATTTTCTATATCTACAAGTAAATTAGTATACATACCGATTGCATTAGGATCTCCTATATTTACTTGTTGTGCAGTAAGCTGATTAAATTGTCCTGCAGATTTACCTTGCGCAGGTCCTTTAAGTATTTCATTAGTTGGGTCTAACCAAGCAAATTTATTTACTGTTACATATCTCATCCATTCTTTAGGATCCCATCCTGATGGTACAAGTGCAGAGTTAATAGCAGTAAAGGACCCCTTATATGTAGCTATTTCAAGCTCTCTTTTGTAGTAAGCTATATCATAAGAATATGCAAGAGGCTTCATTATGTCCATAAGAGACTGGACTTTATAGTCGTTAGTAGAATTGACTGAGCCAATATATGGAGGGGTCCCTTTAGATTTATTAACTAATGATTTGCTAGCAAATGGTATAGGACGCATTACTGTATAAATATGATCAGCAATTTTAGTACCTTCCATCCATTCATTTACCCATATCCATTTTACTTTTTCTCCAAGTTCTTTGTTAGCCCTGTAATCTTCAGGAACCCAATCTTTTTGTTCTACACCTTCATCATCAAAATATGTAAGTTCTCCAATTTTACGTCTAGATCTCCAACACACTTTCATAACTCTTACATTACCATATGTGTCAAATGCTCCTGCAAAAGTTCTTACTCCTGCTTCATTTGGATGAAATATATCTAATGCACCTGCTTCTCCGTAAAAATCAAATATCGATATATCTCTATTTAATCCTATACCAGGACCACCATCTGTTGCAGTATCTGTTCTTCCTTTTTCTAAGAAATCAATATCTTTAGGTTTAAGAGTATCCCAATAATCATCTATTACTTGTCCTACAGATTTATATCCGTATTCTACAATAATATCTGAATCTTCTATAAACATAGAATTACCTCCAAGAGTATAAACATTCATAGGATTTACTCGTCGCATAACAGGCTCTCCTCCTAATACTCCACAATACATTATTTCTTCACCTGCAGTAAGTAAATCTTCAAATGTTCTTAAAAACTCAAAATCAAAATTTTGCTCTTTATATTCTTTTTTTAGAATTTTATTAGCAACAATTTCAGTCATATCTTGAAAATCATAATTTTGATATTTCTCAAGTGCTTGTAAACGTTTTTGTATTTCTTCAGGACTTATAGATTCTGTTTGAATTATTTGAACCATTTCTTGAGTAACTTGGTCCATTAATTGTTGTTCTTTTCTAGATATTCCTTCTTGATCTCCTGAAGAAATATAAGCTTTAAATTCTTTTTTACGTTTAGCGTATTCACCTAATAGTAAATTAATTTTAGTATTTTCTATTCCAATATGCTGGAAGCTTGCTGGTAAAGTACTTAAATCTAAATTATCAGGATTGATAAATCTTTCAAAGTCTCTAGGAGAAATTACATTAGCTCTTAGATTATAATTAATTCTTTTATTCTTAAAACTGTTTCTAAGGTTAACATCAGAAGTTAATAAGTGTCCTGCAAAGTCTATATTCTTCTTATACCAGTTATCTGTCTTCTGAGCATCAGATAGTTTTTGTCGTGGAAAATTAATAAATCCTTGACTGTCTAGATTGTCGCTCATAATAATTATTTTCTATTCTTACAAATCTATGAATAAAAATTTGAATCTATGGTCCCTATAACTTTCTTTTTCAAGACTCCCATATTAGAAAAATAATCATTATCTAAAAATCCTTTAACCTCATTCACACGTTTATTAGTTTCTTTATACATAGTTGAATCTAACCACATTAACATTATTAACGCAGATACTCTATCAAAGTTTCCTTGTGGATTCCACATTACAAGCTCTGTTACTAATGCAGAAGAATAAATAGTTTCATATACTTTAGTTTCTGATTTAATAGATATTGTTTCTTGTAACCATGATTTAACCATATTACGTCCTTCTGAGTTAACAGCGCTTGATGCGTTAATACCTTTAGAAGTATTTCCTGATTGTTTATATGTATCAGAAGACCTAAGTTGATAAGGTGTATCTGCTAATAAATATGTACACTTATGTCGATCAAAGTAATTAAATAACCCAATAAGGTTTTTTTCATACATACCTACAGCATT